GGGTAGTTCCACCAATAACTGAACTATCAATCGTGCTATTTGTAATGGTTAACCCTGATTGAACAGGATTAAAAGTGGCATAAAAAGGCTGACCTTGACCTATAAAGGTTTGAAAATTACCTTGTAGGTCAAAATACGCCTGAACAGGCAGGAGGTTTTGATCCTGCGTTAAAGCTGGCCCTGTAGCCATAATCTACCCTTAGTAGGCGATACAGTTAACTAGAACTACATCTCCAGCAGACATATTAGCAGCAGCACCAGTTGTTACAGAATAGCTAGTAAATGTTACTGAAGTAGCTGTGCTTCCTGTCAGTTGCAAAAATAGGGTGCTACCGCTAGTTACATCGGCAGCGAAAGCCAACCAACCATTAGGAGCAGTAGGCAAGGTAATAGTTCCGTTTGCTGCGCCACCTGTACCAACTACAATTTTGAACGCAAAAGTGCTGGATGCAGTAATCGTTGGCCCTGTACCAAAACCACTAGAAATAGTAGGAAGGGTAGTAGAAGCTACTAAATTATTGCCAATAGACAAGCTACTTGCGTTATATGGGGAATACAAAGGATTACCGCTTTGACCAAAAAGACCCAAGCAGTTGCCATTGGCATCATATTCAGCCTGAACTGGTAATAAATTGATAACTGAACTACTTGCAACGCCTGGGTTTGCCATAATTTTTCCTTAGTTCTGATCTACCATTGGCATCACATATAGTGTGCCACTTGTTCCAATCGCTGTAACAGCGAAACTTGGGGGAACAGCAATCACAGTAGGTTGGGACATTGCTACGCCCAAAACAAAGCTCTGACTGGTATTTCCGCCTGTTGGCAATACTGCTGCGGGTGCTGTAGTCGTTGTTCCTGCAATCGCAGGGGCAATCGTAATAGCTACAGGGTTTGCACCAGTATTCAAAAAGCCACAAAAGTTAGGCTGATCGTTTCCGTTAGGAGTGATCGTTACAGAAGTAGAAGAAGTGCCACTAACGCTAATAGCCGTTGTAGGGCCTACAAAACGATATGCTGATACGTTAGCCATGTTTTATCCTTAAGCGGCTGTAGTAGGTGCTGGGCCTTCTACACGAGTAATCTGAATCTCATAAACGCCAGAAGCAGGTGTTGCTGTCGCTGTAGAGCAATTACCAAATTGAATTGTCAATACGTTAGCAGTTAAACAATCAGCTTCTGCAATGAAAATACCAGCAGTTTGATTGGCAATATAGCCTTGAGACATAATAACGTCAGTTGTTTGCAGACCTGGCAAGCTAAAAGTCTGAGCAGCAGTAATATTTGGTGCTACTGAAGTAGGGGTGATAGATGGGGCAATAATAAAAGTTTCGTGGGAATTTCCACGGGTTACAGTAGTGCTAGACATAGTTTTTTCCTTTGCAAAGGGGGTGTGTTGTAAATCTACAACTATTTTACATTGTTTTCAGTTTCTCTCAAGTGTTTTCCGCAACTTCCCTTGTAAGTTTTGTAGCCAATGTGACCAAGCTCAAATTCAAGATTTGCCCATACTTTTCCACCAATATCAATCCATCGTTGGCAAAAGCTAAAATCTTCACTTAATCGGTTGCCATCAGGCATTTCATAAGGGTCAAATAACGGCCAAAACTGAGTGTGTTCGCTGGTGCTACGCAAAGTTTGACGAGGATATGCCTCAATCATCTTTTCTGCACAGTTTTTGCTAATTTTTAGAAAACCACCTGGCAAGCCTAAGACTTCTAAAAGACCCGTTTCAGGATCAACTGGGTAGGCTTCTTTTTCTTCAATTTTAAACGGCCAAGCCAAAGGTTCTTGCTTTTTAGGGTAAATACCACCTACAACATCGACTGGATAATCAATCAATTTGATTAAATCTCCAGGATTCCAAAATACATCGTCATCAATAAACACAAGGGTGTCGCAGTCAGACCTAGCAAAAACACCAAATAAAGCCCCTCTTGATCCTGCTATGTCGCTATTACCAATATCTTCTGCAATACAGAATTTATCTCCACGCCCAATAATATTGATTGCATCAAGCAAAATAGAACGCATGGTCGGAAAATGCACCTTTGCTGAGTAGCAAGGCATCGCAATCATTACATTTTTCATTGATTCCCCTTAGTAAAAAACCCACCCTTTTTAGGGGGTGGGCTTTAATTTTACAACAGATTACTGTGCTGACAAGTCGTAACCATATACATAAACGTCAATAGTTCCTGTTGCAGTAGCAGTAGCTACGTTCACATAGAGCTGTTGAGCGTTTGTTGAGCTTGCAACCAAAGTAGCCGCTTGAACCTTAGCATTGGTAGTTGTCGAATTGCTTGACAATGCCGCTGCTGTAAAGATTGCTGTGCCACCTTGTGATGGTGCTGTATAAACACCTAAATAAACGCTAGAAATGCTAGAAACTGTGTTTGTTCCATTTACTGCGTTGGCAGTAATGATAGAAACAGGAACATAGTTGGTAACATCAATTACGTTTACAGGCGTATCACCCAAAGAAGCTAAGTTAACTGCTTGGGCAGTTGCGATCAAACGCAATGCTTGGTTAGTACCTAGAATTTGTGGGTGAATCGATGTTGTGACTGCTGGGCCTGGATTTGCCATGATTTTTTCCTTTAGTTAGTTAAAAATTAAGCTGCAACACGGCAAGCGAGTTCAGGATACAAGTTAGCCCAACCATACAGAACGTCTAAACGAGTAGGAATAGAATCATTGTTAATGGTGTATTGACGAACTACACGCATTGATAGACCGATTTCCTTGTCGCTTGCACGACCTGCAAAGTGAACACCCTCTGGCAACTCAAGGTCGGCTACTGCGAGAGTAAACGCATTGCGGTGCATAATGATGTTTTGTGGGGAAACAACGCCTGTGCTGTTAAAGAAAGTCACAGCAGCAGTACCTGATGTTGAAGGAATAGATACGTTTTGGAACTGACCAGCAGTAATGATAGCTGGGGATACGTTTACAGTTACAGATGAACCTGAAGCAACTGAAACAGCACTATTCACAACAAAGTTACGTAGCTTGTTTGAACCATAAGCCTGACGATTTTGTGGGTTAACAGCAAAAACACCAGCGATAGTGAATGTGTCACCTTGTGTCAAGTTAATAGTACCTGTGTTAGCGGCTGTCAAAGTGATGTTAGAGCTTGATGCCCAACCACTTGTCAAGAAACCAGTAGCAGCAGTAGTAGAAACAGAACCAGTTACAGTTGTTGTTGAGAAGCTACCAAAAGTATGGGACACAATATTTTGATCCATACGCCAGTTCATGCCCGCAGAATCCCGACCCATAAGTCCCTTGCGATACTGTTCGCTAATAGCTTCTTGTGGCACAAAGAGGCCTTTCAAGCTGTCAACGATAGTAGCTGAGGTAAATGGCTCAACTGTGCATGATCTACGGCCATCACGTGGTGCGCCTTCAGAATCAAGGTATGCGCCAGCGGTCAAGTAAGTAATCAAACCAGTTGGAGGTGTACCAGCTACACCAACGATATTGGCTGTGTTGTTTGCAGCTTGTGTGCAACCATCACGATCAATCTTGTTAGCAATAGCAGCTACAGCAGGCTTCAATACACGATCAGAGAACATATCCAAAGACAAAGCTAAGTCTTGGGTTGTGAACTGTGTATCAACGTGGAACTGTGTAGAAAGGGTTACAGGAACTGAAGTCTCGTTAAAATCTTCTACGTTCAGAGCTGGGCCAGTTGTACCAATGAAACGACCTGGTTTACGAACGTTTACTGTGTTACCGATCTTACCACCGACTACAGCGAACTGGTCATCGTAGTTACGATCTACTTCAGAGGTGAATGTTAATTCGTTTTCCAAGACCATTAACGCTTCGTTAGTGATCTTAGAAATAGTTAGCAAATTATTTGCCATGATTATTTCCTTTAAATATAAATTGGGTTATCAGCGTATCCGTTTAGCCTGTCGTGCTGCTTTCCATTGGGCGTAAGTACCATGAAATGCCCCATCTCCATCGATGAGAACATCTTGTGTACCTTTGCCTGCGGTGAGAGGCTTAATGGGTGCTGGTGCTTTAGTACGAGCAACAGGTTCGCTTTTGACTTCAGCCGGGGCTTCTTTACGCTCAAACTGAACTTCCAATTTCCCTAAT